TGTCATGCGTTATATATTGGACCAAGGCGATTACCCCATGAAAGACATCAACAACATTGGTGTCATAGACAGTGAGATAATAAAGCAATGAAGATACCACCACGTTCAAACCTATACCAAGACTTTGTGTTGAACCTACACAATAAACTAACCACTATCTATGACATTCGCCGTGTGTTAGAGCAGTTAGATGAATTTGATGATTGGGCATTTATTCTGCCCAAGAGACTGCTCAATGCCATAAAATTGCCCTATGACATATCCAACATGCCTTATGATGACATATTATCAGAACCCGACTCAGCACAGGCTGTGTTAATCTATCAGTCATGGGACGCTGTCATGGTGAAAAAACTCAAGGAACCCCTACAATGACTTATTTTGATCGACCAGGTTATGCTTATTGCGAGAATGATGAACTGTATATGCGTGAAATACGCCTAATAGATTTGGACAATAATCCTGACTGTATAAGAGATTTTGACAAGCCTGGCTATTGGGTCAAAATGAATAGTCCCATGATGGCAAAATTATTAGACGCACGTTGTAATATGTTGACCACACATCTACAAGCACGTCGTAGATATGACCAAGGAGTTCAAGAAACACCCGACATTGTGGCAGAACCACCAACAAGTCCACAACCACACTCACGAATTACTAGAACAAGGCGCAGATAATGGATCATTTTTTTCACCGAATACAGGGCTGGTTTAACTTTAGATCAGTATACCACGATATAGCAGAGTCTATACCAGATGGTGCACACATAGTGGAAGTGGGAGCATGGAAAGGCTGTTCAGCGGCCTATATGGCAGTGGAATTGATCAATCGAGGCAAACACCATGTGAAGTTTGATGTAGTGGACACATGGTTAGGCAGTGATGAACATGAATATGATCCCTATATGGCACAAGGCACCCTATATGAACATTTCCTAGACAACATGAAACCAGTAGAAGGCCACTATCGTGCCTTGAGAATGACCAGCAGGGAGGCTGCAGCCCTATATGAAGATCTAAGTTTGGACTTTGTATTGATTGATGCGGCACATGACTATGTGAATGTAAAGGATGATATTCTAGCATGGTTGCCCAAGGTCAAGCGAGGCTGTATACTAGCAGGTGATGACTATCCATGGTTAGGCGTGGCACAGGCAGTGGATGAACTTATACCTGAAAGAACCATAGTGCCACCAGGCACTTGGGTTTATCGTCGGCCTTGATATTAGAAAAAACTCGTTTGGTTCAGGGACGAGTCATTTGGAGTTTTTATTCCCACTAATTGTGGGATTTTTTTTGAAACCATTAAATACAATATGGAAAAAAACAATCAAGTTATATTGACTAGTGGCGAGCATGGTGGAGTTAGAGTAGGTGCGGGAAGACCTGCTGGCAGTATCAATAAATTAAGTGGCCAAAAAATCTTAGAAGCCTTGGAAAATACTTTAGGCATTAGTTATCCTGTCCAACTGGCCTTGAACTACCAACAAGCACTTTATGGCGATGATCGACACCTTGTTCAAAAGTATGACCACCTCATTCTAAACAAGGTAGTGGCTGATAAAGTGGACATTACCAGTGGTGGCGTAAGCATTGCCCCTACCATATTGATCAACACACAAGAACTTGATGACTAATGTCCATAAGTTGACCTTGTTCGGCGGACAAAAAGAAGTTTGGGATGCCATGATGAGCGATAAGAACGCTTGTTTGGTCCTGCCTATTGGTAGTGGTAAGAGTTTTTTGGCCAGTTGGATGTTGTGTATTGCCGCAACTACACCCAGTATACACAAAGGCCGTGATATATTATACATCGCACCCACAGCACCCATGGTCACCCGTATTATATGGAAAGACCTTAAACAACGCTGTATCAACATGTGGGGGCTTAAAGATGAACAAGATATTAACAATAGTAGTAAGACAATTACTTTTCCTAACGGTGTCAGAATCTTCTGTTTATCGGCAGAAACCGGCCTCAAAGGTATTAATGCCAGCCTTATTATTGCTGATGAAGCGGCTGAATTCAGTCAAGAAGCCATACAAGAGTTATCTAACAGAACTAGACCCATACCAGGACAAGTAGATAGTCAAGGTAGGATGATTCTAATATCCACTCCAGAAGGTAAAAACGCTTTCTATGATCTCTATCAATTTGCCCTAAGTCGACCTGATACGTGGGCGGTCATACACAAGACTTGGGAACAGATGCGTGTTCAACCTCGAAGTTGGGTGGAAGAACAACGACAACTATTGAGCCCGCTCAAGTTTGCCAAGGACTTGGAATGTGATTGGGGCAGTGTAGAGGATCAGTTTTATTATAGTTGGCGTAGAACCATGGCAGTGGAGGAACAGCCTAGAGATCGTCAGCGTGAACTATATACTTTCCATGACTTTAACAAGCGTGTGATGACCGCAGTGGTGGCACAGGTTATAGGTGATATTCGCAGTCCGCATGGTCGTATTGAAGTGTTAAAGAGTTATGCCATTCCCGACTGCTCTACAGAACAACTGGCACAGGCCATACGCTATGACTTTCCCACAAGAACCATTCAAAGTATCATGGACATGAGTGGAGCACAGGTCAATCGTGATACCACCAGTCAGTTTGGTGTTACTGATAAAACTATTCTTGAAAAATATGGATTCCGTATCATCAATACTAGAAACAGTAATCCTTTGGTAAGTGATAGTGACAACAGTGCCAATGCCTTTATCAGTCAAGGACGGCTAACCATATGGCAAGGTGAAAGCAAGTTATTGGACGCACTAGAAACCTACCACTATGAAGATGGTAGTCGTAAGAAGTTGGTCAAGTATAGTGATGCCAAATACGCACACATTGACGGCCTAGGCGACTGTATACGTTATGGCATTCACCACCTATTCCCCATGGTTCATGATCACACAGGTGCCGCAGAATATTTGGATGGTATGGAGCGTTATGATTTGGAACCAGGCTTTGAATACTTGACTGAAAGCAATACGCCCAAGACAAGGGATGGTGTGCCTACCATTGACCATTTGATCAAGACTAGATTTGAAGATACGTTTTCTGATGAATCATGGGGCTAAACATCCTGATATATAGCCAAAACGCCTGAAGTCGCTAAATACATCGTTATAACAAATTTCCTAGGAATCAAGAATGGCTATAAACGTCCGTCAACTCACCGCATCAAGTGATTTAATGCGAACCATCGCTCCACAGATGACTGCCTATCGTGCCAGTTATGAAGGTGGTCCAGCATTTAAAAATCTAGTCTTGGTCAAGCGTCCCAGTGAAGATGCGGCATTATTCCGTGACAAATTATTAAACGTAGCAGTAATGCCTGTGTGTAAGGCCATTGTGGACGAGATCGTAGACGTAGTCTATGAAGAAGAACCCGTTCGCCATCCCAGTTTCCTAAACAAATTCTCCACTGCGGACATTGGCATACCTGATTGGTATGAAGACTTTGTGCGTAATGCCAACCTAAATGGTGACAGTCTAAGCGCAGTAATGGAACAGGCCGCCTCAATGGCCGGCATTGAAGGATGGTGCTGGGCCTTTGTGGACTTACCTGAAGACCCTAATCCTAACAACCGTCCCTACATTAGTCTAGCATCAGCAGAACATGTGATTGACTGGCGCATATGGACACAGTATGGTCAAGACTTCTTTGAATACCTAAAGGTCATTGAATATCAAGATGCCAACAAGACCATTTACAAAATATGGTATGCTGGTGATGCCAAGAATCCTACCCTATGCGAACGCTATTTGGTAGAACAAGAACAAATGATGAACGATGACAATCTCATTGAACCTCTTGAAACATTTACTCTGCCCATGGGCATGCCAATCCCTGTGGTTCAAATCATGGCACGTCAGGATCAACGTCGCAGTGACCTTGGTGTAAGTGATCTACAGGAAGCCGCTGATGTTCAGCGTGAAATGTTCAAGTTAGAATGTGAAGCCTATGATTCAGTGCGTTTCAGCAAGCCTCTTATTCGTGCGGCAGCAGGAGTTCGTGTGCCAGCTGGTGGTGGCGGTATTGTTCGTGCTGACAAGGACCAATTAGAAGCTATTGGCATACCAGTCCAAGATATCGCACAGATCCGTGAACAACAGGCCTCAATCATTGACCGTATGGACGGATTATTGGGACGTGGATCAATTAGAACCTATCGTGGACAAACACAAAGCGGTATCTCCATTATTGAAGAACGTCGTGCCCTACACCGTAAGGCCAGCCAACGTGCTCGCCGTATGGAAGCCGCAGAACAAAACATATTAAAAATGGCTGCCATGTTCATGGACAGTCGTTGGGTTGGCGACATTATCTATAACACAGATTACGAAGACAAGGATCTACAGTTCAAGATGGCCCTGCTTCAAACAGCACAAACATTGAGTGGCACCAACCCAGTGGTTCGAGACATTATTGACAAAGAAGTGATCAAACTAATTACACCACCTGAAGAAACGGCCAAGTATTTGGCCTTGATTGGTCAAAGTGTGGAAACTCCACAAACCAATGCCGCAGACTGGTCAGCCAGTGG